ATAAGGAAGAGCTCTGTGATGGGCTCTTTTTTTTCGTTATATCGGTGGCTCTGTCTGGCTGTCTCTGGCTGTCTCTGGCTGTCTCTGGCTGTCTCTGGCTGGCTGTCTCTGGTGCCATATGGCTTATCGGTGGTTGTTAATGTAAAAACTATTTTTCAGCTATAGCAAGATTTATTCTCCAGTGATATCAATGGCTTATCGGACACGACCGAAATTCCTCAATGATATCAAGGGAAGATTTCCCTTGACTTTATAACAAATCCCCGCTATACTGATAATATGATGATGAATAAGGAAACGAAAATGACCATGTTGACTATGTCCCAAGCGTTGGCTCTGCTCGCCAAAGCCGACTTCAAACCATTCACCCGAAACGATTGGTATGCGTTCTCTGGTTGTGATTCCGCCGACCCCATGATTTACTATGATGAGGTCGCAGGATTGACTATTATCCATGATGGTGAAGCAATTGACTTTATAGATGATGATGGTGAATCTAGAGGTCAACTTAATTTAACAACTAACTAAGGATTGTACAATGTCTACAAGATCAATGGTCGCCTTCGATAATACATCTGAAGTATTAGCTATGCGAGTACACTTCGATGGATATCTGACAGGTGTCGGACATACTTTGCTCCATTACTATACTACTATCGATAAAGTAGAAGATCTGATTGAGTGCGGATATATATCTTCTTTGGAAACAGAGATACAGTATATTCCAAATAACCCAAGTGAACGTCCAGTAGTTCATAATAACGTGGAAGAACTGATTGCAGAGTTCAAAGATTCTGATGCTGAGTATCTATATCTATTCAATGGATATGGATGGGAATACATGACTAGGGATATGGCTCGACTTTTGTTGCTTGTTCCCTCTGATGTGGATCGGTATAAAAAATAATTTCAGCTATAGCAATTTTTATTACCTAATCATTTCAAACACTTAATTGGTCGAAGCGAAATTCCTCAACGATTTCAATCGTCTTTTTTGCTTGACTTTTTGAAAATTTTAGGTTATTATGATAATATGATGTTTGATAAGGAAACAAAAATGTTTAAGACTCTAATCGCCGCTACTCTCGCGCTCTCGGTAACCGTCTCTGCCGCCCACGCCGAGGGTGGTGAACGCTATCACCATCGCCAGTTTAATGGCGGTCAGAGCGATAATGGAGGTGCGCTGATCGGTGGTTTAATCGGCGGCATGATTCTCGGCGGTATGCTTAATCAGCAACGCCAGTATCCACAGCGCCAGTATATGCCAGCGCCGATGTATAACGACCCGATGTATGATGAAGATCAATACGTTACGCGATGCCGCTGGGTGCTCATTCAGGACGTCTATGGTCGTGAATATTCCCGCAAAGTCTGCCGGAACGAATTTGGTCAATGATTTCAATCGTCTTTTTTCCTTGACTTTATAACAAAAGTCAGGTATGATGATAATATGATGTTTGATAAGGAAACAAAAATGTTAGATACGGTTACTCGCCTCGGTCACGGTCTTGATGTCGTGTTCTTTGTATATGCTCCCTGGATTGAGGTGGGCTTCGGCGTACTCGCTATGTGCGCCATATTGGAATTTGTAATGGAGAAGAAATAATGCGTGGTATGGATCTTATTATAACAGATGCGATGGGCATCTACATCCCGAAGATCTTCGCTGATGGATACGAGTGGGAGGGCATCTCAGAAGAGGATCGTACGATTCTTAGGAGTGGTCCCGATCACGAGCACTACTGGGAAGCTTGGGATGATGTGATCTCGACTGCTCGTTACACAGATCAGCACGGTCATGTGTGGCAGTTATATCAGGATGGCGATCTGTTCGCTGCCTGTTGGGAATTAATTGATGAAGCTCGTGAGGAGAAGTTCTATGATTGATACAGTTACGCTTCCTGCTGGTAAATATCTCATTGGTGATCTCTGCTATCGCGATGGTGAAGTCTGGGAACAGATGATTGACAATATCGATGGCAAGGTTCATACACTTCGCTCTGGACGTCAGTATGTCATCTTGGACACTGCCTATGGTGATGGTACGTATTACGATTTCGACAACAATTCATATTGGGTCGACTCTGGTACTATCGGTATCATGAAGTGGGATGGTCCAGATATGCAAGAAGCAATGGGTCGCACGTTTGATTTCAATTCAGATTTCGCTGTCTTCGAAGATGGTGGCGATCTTCACTTCGGTGCAATAGTAATCGAAACGGATCATCAGGATGAGGAAACGGATATGGACGATGGCTATGATCATGGTCCGACCGAGTATCAGGAGTGGCACGATTACGATGCCGACTGCTAACCCATTGATGAAACTTTGTTCTTCAATCATTTCAAGGACTTAGGAAATTCCTCAACGATTTCAACGGAAGATTCTCCTTGACTTTATAACAAATGTGGGCTATACTGATAATATGATGATGAATAAGGAACTACGAATGACCGATTTGAAATTTGATGCCGCCATCGGCAACATCTTGAATGCCGACCCTGTGCTCTATACCAGCTTTCGGCTCGGTACATTAAAACAGGCTAGGGACGAGCTCTTGGAGAGTGCCTATATGCATTCGGAGCTCGCTCGCATCGACGACGAGATTAAATTTCTCGAGCACTTAATTACTCTACTGAAGAAAGATAACTGAATGACAAATTTAGAATACGATGCTGTCCTCGCCACTATCGAGGAAATGCAGTACGTACTCGAGCGGAAGGTAGAATGGTCGTTGACCGACGATGCCTTGACGCCCTACGAGAAGGTAAAAGAAAAAGTCGGAGCTGCACAGGTAGCTTTGAACGATCTATATGTTTATGTTATGAACGCACAATGGGAAAATGCAAATGACTGATATTCACTCCACCCTTAAATTCGTTTCGCTCGATGCTACTCATGATGATATTAATCGTGTTATCGCAGCCATTAAGTATCGGCGTGCAGAGCTAGCTCGCAAAGCCAAGCGTGCTCTTGATGTCGGACAGAACGTGAAGTTCTCCTCGCGAGGTGTCACCTATCAGGGTGTCATCAAGTCCATGAAGGTAAAGAAAGCTGTCGTGGAATGCAACGTTCCAGGTGTTGCATATGACTCCAAGATGCGTCGAGTTCCCAACACAATCTCCTACAACGTCCCACTCGATATGTTGGAAGCTGCATAAGATTGTGCTTGACTTACAACAGCATCTACGTTATAATCATATTGTGAACAGGAAAAGGAATACGGAAATGGTTACACAAGCTTGGGGCTCGAAGAAAGCACACATCCTTTCTATCATGAAAGCCAATGAAGGTAAGCCCGATATTGAAGTCTGCCAGCTGATTGCTGAAGGATTAGGATACACACTGGCTCGTGCGAAGCGTTCGTTCAAGCACTATGGAATGCCAGAACATGCCAAGGATCGTGGTGTGAAGGTAGCCAAGACAAAAGAAGTCAAAGGCAAGACACAGATCGAGAAGCTATTGGCTGGCACCGAGAAGCTGACAAAGCGTGGTAACGATGCCATCAAGGAAAAGAATCTCAACCTAATGAAATTCGTTGGTGGCAATCTAGGTAAGCCGAAGCATGATGCATCTACTGCAGACATGAAGCGTCTTAAAGAAATGGCAGACTTCGAGGCTGCACTGGAAGCTGAGGACGCACGGTCGTTTGTGCCGAAGTTCCTCCACAAAGAGTTGGGGCTCGTCTAATGGAGCTCCTTCCACTCGTGTCAGCCTATTGTCGGGCGAAGAATCTGGACTACAGACTGTATCTGTCTGGACTATTCCACAACGTGACCGAGAAGAATATTCCGGTCAATTTCATCGCGAATCTAACTCGACATCACAGAATTCTGCTAGAAAAAACTCAATGATTTCAATCGTCTTTTTTCCTTGACTTTATAACAAATGTGGGCTATACTGATAATATGATGATTAACGAAAAAGGAAACGATATGAACTACCTCGCCGCTCTCCCCACCGCCGACCTCGTGTCCGATCTCTCTGAGGCTCTTCGCGACGTTTCGTACTACACCAACGTCTTCCCACACCACGATGCCGCTCGCCGTGCCGCCTACCTCGCCCGAGACATCGAGGCTGAACTCGCGACTCGTGAGCAGGATCCGTGGACCACTGATGCGGATCGGCGTTATTTCGAAGGAGCCAATTGATATGACTACATGGGAATGGAATACCATCGTCCAGTTTGATATTAAAACTGGTAAAATTTACATCGAAGGCATTGAGGTCTATTATGACCGTGCCAACGAAATTTATCGTCCACTGGGGAAATGAGATATGATTAAGATTGACAACTACGATTTTGAACGCACTGCCAAAGCAGTATATGCCATGAACCCATGCATGCATGATATGTTCGATGATTGGCAAGGTCTCCGTTCTTGGATGGAGTCATTGGCATATAAGATGGAAGATACGATCAGCCTCTCGACTGGTGGGTTCCAGCTGACAGCATTCCCTACTACCGAAGGTCGTATGGTTCGTGCTAGTGTTTCAGCCTATACAGCATTGAGGTATGTTGAGTCGGTACAGGCTATGGATTTGAAGGAGGCTGCATAATGTTTAATCAGGTAAATATCGATGATTTGTTGGAAGCATTGGAAGATCGGGATGATATCGTTAGCATTGCTGCTGTGGTGGCAATTAAGGAAATGGCTTCCATGTTGAAGGAGATCGTTTCACAGTGCGATCAGGGTGGTGAGAATGGTAAGATATTTTCACGTGATTCGTGCATTGAGCGTGCTCGTACATTGCCATTTGTACATAAAAAAACAATTTGACTTAATGTCAAAACAGACGTAATATAATAATATGATGAAAATTGTTCACAAATCTGCATCCGCAAAAGCACTGGCTGATCGTAAATATCACCAGCGTATCGTGTTGTCTAAAAAGGGTCGCGGTTCCTATAACCGTAAACGTATGGAGAACTACAATGATCACTGCAAAAACAATGGTTGATCTCAAAAAGAAAATATACAAGCGCGAAGGATGGACACGCACTTCCGGTGAAAGCGAAGCCAAACGCATCAAAAGCGCATATATAATCACAATGGACGTTAAAAAAAATCACTGGAAAGCCATTTGTACATAAAAAAACAATTTGACTTAATGTCAAAACAGACGTAATATAATAATATGATGATTTGCCAAACAGGAGAAAATGATGGCTCACAATATTGAAATGCTTAATGGTGTCGCACAGATGGCTTATGCAGGGGATGTTCCTTGGCATGGTCTCGGTACTCGAGTTCCTAATGATTTGACTCCAGCCCAGATGTTGGAAACTGCAGGACTTGATTGGACGGTCGATAAGATCCCAGCATTCGCCACAGTAGCTGGTGAACAGGTCGCTATTGGCCAGAGTGCATTGGTGCGTTCTCGTGATAATGCGATCTTGGATGTCGTGTCCGATGATTGGAATCCTGTACAGAATCAGGAAGCATTCGAGTTCTTTAACGACTTCGTAGCAGCTGGTGATATGGAAATGCATACCGCTGGTTCACTGCAGGACGGTAAGATCGTATGGGGATTGGCCAAGGTGAAGGAATCATTCGAGCTCTTCAAGGGTGACAAGGTTGATGCCTACTTGCTGTTCTCGAACTTCCATAAGTATGGTTATTCCACAGACGTTCGGTTCACTCCGATTCGTACCGTGTGCAATAACACGTTGACATTGGCTCTTAGTTCCAAGGTAGATCGTATGGCGAAGATCTCTCACCGTAAGGTCTTCAATGGCGATAACGTCAAGGAGATGTTGGGTGTTGCGAAGGACAAGCTGGCAACCTATAAGGAAATGGCACAGTTCCTCGGTTCGAAGCGTTACAATGATGAAAACATTGTTGACTATTTCTGCCGTGTATTCCCTGTTACGGGTTCAAATGAGAACAAGAAAAAGACTGTGTCCAAAAATGCAGGTCTTGCAATGGAGGCTCTTTATGCACAGCCTGGAACTGAGTACGCTCCTGGAACGTGGTGGCAAGCATTTAACTCGGTCACTTATGTAACGGATCATCTCATGGGTCGTAATGCTGATAATCGGCTTTCCTCTGCATGGTATGGTTTCCATAAGAGTCTAAAGACGAAGGCATTGGAAACTGCTATTGAAATGGCGGAGGCAGCGTGATGGACACGGAAATTGAAAACGCTCGCCGAGTAGTGCATTGGATCGATATGGCGAAAGATGATCAGACGTTCACACGTAAGGATATCTTTAATTCATTAAACGCCATCTCGAGACACCCTGCTGTTCCGATGTCGGTCATTGACGATGTACTAGATCAACAGGTTCTTTCCGGTAAGATAAAATTAGATTATGACATGTCTAACTTGAAGCGTACGGTATTGAGGAAGGTCAAGAAAGTAAACGATGTTGAGAAGCGTCTGAGCGATCTCGAGATTAAGTACAAGTGGCTCGAGAGCGTAGTCGCAAAAGCACACGTACCAGAAAAACAGCGTCTGTGGAGTGCCGACGAACCGATCCCTCGCGAAGTTGAGTATATTGATGTCATGTACACTGATGGTCGGATCGTCGAGAACTTCTATATCGGCACTATGCCTCTGATAGGCAGTGACATTCTTGCATGGCGAAAGACTGCGTGATGGATACTAATATGAGAATGCTCATCAGGTATTATTATAGAGACAATGATGTCTGGGCAATATGGGAAAACATGGATGGTTCTCGGTGGCGTGAGCATATCGTTGTAGATGGGGTGGTGCAGTGGTGATGGATGATTTTATGAGTCCATTTAAAATTATGTTTGGTGCAGTTATTGGCTTGGGCTTGGGTGTCATATGCGTAATTTTGATAGCCAAGATCGTTTTCTGTTTTTGAGGAGTGAGTGATGGAAGGAAGTGAAGAACATCGCATCTATATGCATGTGTGCGATGCCCTTAAAAATAATCCGCACTTGTTAATGTGGGTTTTAAAGGGAGCAACGGACGGCATGCATTCAGCCGTAGATCAAGCAAAACGGGACCAAGTGGATTGGGAAGTAATTGCAAATATGGCGATGAATAAACGGCTGATGGACGGAAATGAACTTTTCCTTGCTGATAAAATTGATGCACTGAAACCTCGTGCTGCTATGAATTGGGGATGGTATGTAGATAAATTACGGGGAATTGTAGCTAAGAAGCAAGAGAAGGATAGTGAGTGATGGATATCGTAGATCGGTTACATGAGTCGCCTTGCAGTGGTGACATTGGATGCGCTCATAAGTTGTGCGTAGAAGCCGCCAATGAGATTGAACGGCTGCGTAAAGACTGTGACCGTATGGCATCATTAGCCATAGACAACGCCAAAGATACTGAACGAGCAATGCGGTATCGTAATGCGTTGAATGAAATTAACGAGCGTGCTTCAGGTGACGATAGTTGGTTAAGCAAAAGCATTGACATTAAAATTATGGCTCTTAATGCATTGGATGGTTTTTAATGATTTTACAACATGTTCCTCGTATTGAAATGATACTGTATATGGAAGAAGTCCTAGAAGAGCTATGGGAATTATCTCTACAGCTTGGTGATTTGTCCATACAAACTAAGATCCGCGAACTATCAAAAGAATTAGATACATTAAAGGATGCTGCTTGCGATGAATGAAATGATCAAGCCACTTGATTTTACGAAATTAATTAAAACAAAAACTGATTGGCAACCACTAGTTGATGCTGTGGGTCGTGCCAATAAACGGTACACTGATCTGGTAGAACAATATGGTGCTCATGGTGTCTATCAAATCATACATAAAAATAACTTGACTAATAATCTAATAGACGCTAATATAGGTTATATTGGTAAGAGCACTAATATCTTTGATCGTGTTTATTCAATCAAAATCGGTAAACATAATTGTTGTAATTACATGAGGCATAACAATTACGGTCGTGAGGATGTTTGTGTACGTTATCTGTTTACTGAGATTGGTAGTGAAGGCACTCTAGAAGATGCTATTCATGCCGAGATGACTAAACAGTTTGGCTATCGTTTCGCATGGCGAGAAGCTTCGGCTGGTAATGATGGGGCTATGCTCCGTATATACGAGGCTATTGATAAGATCGAGAATCTAGAAGATTTAAAGAATCTTTCTAAACATATCGATGATAAAGCTATACTACTTTTTATGGATACCTGGAAAGGGTAAAGAATGGCACAGCGACCAAAGTTGATTAAGCGTAGCAAACCAAAGCCTGTTCGTAAAACTCGCAGCGAACAGTACCTTGTGAATGTGAAGTATCTTGGTGATGAACCTACAGCTACGCAGATCGGAAAGTCCACGATTCGATCGATCAACTGGTACAATGCCATGTGCAGCAAGGAGGAGGCTCGCGAGTATATGGCTTCTTACCTTGCTGCACACAATCGTTTAGAGGACTTGCAGAGGCTCAAGAAGGTTTCGGATACATGGCTACCGCTCACCGCTTGCTGGCTCTCTAGGATGTCCTCTATCGCTCCTCTCGCCGCTCAGTCCTTCGGCTGGGACTCTCAGATAAACGAGTTTTTGACAGAATCATTTACTCATGTGGAGGTAGAGAAAAAGGTATCGGCTACCGCCGAGAAGCCATCGATTCAAGATCGTATTAAAGAAAGAGGATATGATATTATCGGTGATATCGAAGAGATGCTGGATAAGGATGAAGAGTTTTCTTTATATGATTGGTTAAAGAAAAAAGAGATTCCTGCTATGTACGCTGCTAAGATCCTAGAATATTATACTCCTGTTCTGATGGAGTTAGTTCATGCTTTTGAAGGTAAAGACGAGCAGCTTCTAGAAGGTTATAAGCACTACGGTAAGAAAGGTCTTAAGAGCCGTATAGAGCTCCTTGGTAAGATGCTAGAGGATGCTCATCGTTATAATGGCAACACTAAGAAAGCACGAGCTCCACGTAAGACCAAAGCACCTTCTGTAGAAAAGATCTTGAAAAATTTCAAATATCAGAAAGAAAGCAATGAACACAAACTTACCTCCATCAATCCAGAATCAATCCTCGGAGCCCAAACAGTCTGGACTTTTAACACCAAATACAATCTTCTCAGCGTTTTTGTTGCTGATGGTAGGAATGGTATTAACGTCCGTGGTACTAGTTTGGTGTCTTATAATAGCGATAATTCTAAATCCATAAAGATCGGTCGTAAAACATCTGAGAAATTACAGGCTGTATTAACTGGTGGTAAAATCGTTCTACGTAAGATGATTGAAGAGATGACTGGTGAAGCTAATGGTCGTATAAATGAAAACACTATTATTCTAAAGGTGATTAAATGACTAGGAAAAGCTCAGACATTATCGAAGATCTCGTTAACTCCCTAGAGAAACTTATCGACACTCTAGATGATGAGTGGCACCATAATGATGAAGGTGAGTGGAGACAGGCGGATAATATCCGTGCTAATATTTTACCACTAGCCAAAGAAAAGTTTAAGATGCATTTAGATGAATATATCGATCGTCGTATTGAAACATTTACAAAGGTGAAAGATGCAAACTGAAAAAGAAACAATCGATTCTTGGTTAGAATATCTTCCTATTAATGAGAGAAAACTTCATCGTGCTAATAGTCGTATCGATCAGCTTGAATCAGGTCCAGGTGGGATTATGGAGATGAAGCAGACGATTGCTGATAAAGAAGCTGAGATTGAAGAATTAAAAAGACTGAATGTCAACGCCAATAAATTTAGTGAAACTATTGCGGCTAGTGTTTTAAATAAATTAATTTATGAAAATAAAATTGAGAAGTTGCAAGAAGCGTTGCGATTGATTATTGGCAATTCTAAATTATCACAAGTTTCAAAAGAATATCTAGCAAAGATAGCAATCGCTGCACTAGAGGAAAGTAAGTGATGAATAAGCGTAAGTTAGTTACTGATAGAAATAGTTTGACTGTCGATACTAAATGTTCTTTTCTTACTGAGGAAAAAATCAAAAATATCGAAAAACATTACAAGGCTATCTATGTACTAGAAACTTGTGCTAAGGATCGTAATGGTGGTTGGGCTAACTTTCCAGCAGCTATCTTCTATACGGAAACTGCACATCCAGAAGGTTCAAATTATTTCGCTCTTTATATTGATGACACCAATCAGTTTATGATCGCTAATGGTTTATCAGCTGTTGATGGTGTAGTGTTCAAAGGTTTAGAGACTGAAGGTACTGTTACCTATTCTCGTTATCGTCATGATTATCGCGATGCTGGTAATGGTGCTTTCGTTGATGGCGGCAGAGATTATTTTCGATATGGTGGTGATCAGTTTGATGATTACAATATTGTAAATTTTATTGTTGTTGATGGTAAAGTGGAGATTAAAAATGTTAATTGATATTGATGTTGAAACGATTGATAAAATTTTCCAAGCTACTTTGATTCAAGATTATCGTGGACTGTTACAACAAAAACAACAGCTTACTGAAAAACTAAACAAAGAACCACTAGCCCAATATGAACTCGAAGATCTAAATGATACTGATCATTGGATTAAAGGTATAGAGATCATGATGGAATATTACATTGGTCATAACTGGAAAGAAAAGACTTGACTAATGATCTAATATACGGTATAAATAGAATATGCTGATGTTGATGACATCATGTGGAATAGACACTGAGGACGTGGGGGCAGTACCCACCGCCTCCACCACGGATACACTGGATAAGACCGCTGAGTCGTTCTTAACTGCTAGAGCCAATTAATTTGGGGCGTCGTAAGGACGGTGTATCTTTGATGGGGGCGAAATAGGATCGACTGGTGTAATAAAGACAAGATCGAGACAATAGCATAAATAAATTATCTGCAAACGATAATTCACTTCTTGAGATGCGCCTAGCGGCTTAATCTCTTGGGTATGAGTTCCACCTCGAAACAGAACGGGCTCACTTTATAACACACAAAACACACACAAAGGAGACTACAAATGAGTACACCATACGATTTAAGATTTAATCTTGTTCATTTCGCAAGAGATCAACTTAACACTGAATATCAGGCTGCTCTGGAAAAGATTATATTATCATATCCAGAAGCTTCCGAAGAAAAAACAAAATTAATTTCTGCTCTTAAATATCCAACAAAATCGGATATTATTAATCTTGCTGAAGAAATTAAAAAGTTTGTCGACAATAAGTAATATAATTGGTCACCTAGCGGCTTGATCGGAGTTCGGGAGGCACTTGGCAACAGAAGCCTCCCACCTAATTCTAATTGGTCACCTAGCTCAACTGGAAGAGCAAGAGATTTCTACTCTCTAGGTTAGGGGTTCGAGTCCCTTGGTGATCGCCAATTTTCGGACTGATAGCTTAATGGTTAGAGCCATCCGCTCATAACGGATTGGTTGCAGGTTCGAGTCCTGCTCGGTCCACCATTTTCTCAAACATAGGATATATTATGAAATTCGTTTTTGATTCTAATACGTTTAATTCTGAAATTGAAAAGATACATAATAACGATGTAGATTATATTGATGCTATTACGACATGGTGTGAAAAAAATAATCTCGATATTGAAGTTATTGCTAACATCATTAAAAAAGATCCTGTAATTAAATCTAAGCTACAAGCTGATGCAGAGAATTTAAATTATTTGAAGGGTGGCGCCAAGCTACCGTTTTGAGGAGTTTGTTATGCCATATTTAAATACAGATGTATATGTGAGATGATGTCAGCATTTGATTGTTATAAAGAATACCTTGCACTGAAAAATCATTTTACTAAACCATCATATGATTATTTTAAATACAATGGTAAAAGCAAACTGTCATACGATAAGTTTGATACTCGTTCTGATAAATTATTTTTCCAAAAAATAGCCAAACATCCAGATCCTAAAAACTTTCTTATTGCCAATCTAATCAAAAACGAAAAAGCATGGATTAGAGATATTGCTTATAGCGAAGAAGCAAATAAAGTTTATCAGGAATGGTCTAAACGTATTCAGTCTTTAACTTATGTTGTAAAAAATGATTTGGGTCATCTTCTTACTGATTTTAATAGTAACTTTATTGCCACCACTGGCTCGCATCCTCATATTATTAAGTTGTATCTTAGTAATACTATATGCCTCGAAACTCTTATTGTTCTTTCTGATCTTGTCAATTGTTTAAGTTATTGGGATAAAAATATGGAGTACGATCCATTGTGGGAACAGCTTTCAAATAAGATAAAGAAATACAAGCCATTTATTAACTATGATAAAGCAAAGATGTCTAAAACAGTGCTTGACTTTTATGCTTGATTATAGTAATATAAATAAAGTTGAGCGATTATACAGCTCAACTAATACTACAAATACAATCAATATTAACAATACGGAGAATACATATGAACTTCAATGAACTCAAGAAGAACTCAGGTCGTGCAGCACTCGATAAGCTCAATGCTGAATTGACAAAGCTCTCAACTAACCAAGGTAGCGATAAGAAGAACGACGATCGCTTTTGGTATCCTAACGTGGATAAGGCTGGCAATGGCTATGCTGTTATCCGTTTCCTCCCAGCACCGACTGGTGAAGATGTTCCTTTCATTCGCATGTTTGAACACGGTTTCAAAGGTCCAACTGGCTCTTGGTATATCGAGAACTCATTGACTACTATCGGTAAGGTAGATCCTGTCGGTGAATTAAATACACAACTTTGGAACTCTGGTCTTGAATCAGATAAGGAAGTTGCTCGTACCCAAAAGCGTAAGCTGAACTTTATCTCTAATGTCTACGTTATTACGGATCAACAAAATCCTGAAAACGAAGGTAAGGTATTCTTGTTCCGTTATGGCAAGAAGATCTGGGATAAGCTCAATGATCTTATGAACCCACAGTTCCCAGGAGAAAAGCCAACCAACCCATTCGATCTTTGGGAAGGTGCTAATCTTAAGGTGAAGATTCGTAACGTCGATGGTTATCGCAACTATGACCGTTCTGAGTTTTCGGCATCTGGTCCACTGTTTGATGATGATTCGGAAATGGAAGCAGTTTGGAAGAAAGAGCATTCGCTTCAAGACTTCCTTGCACCTTCTAACTTCAAGTCTTATGATGAACTGAAGGCGAAGCTGAACAAGGTTCTTGGTCTTGATAATTCTACACTCGGTAAGACTCCAGCCGCTGCACGTGCTACTGCTGTTTCTGTCGATGAGGATGATGCACCTTGGAACGAGACTCCTGCTCCTACAATCAAGTCAAAGCCAGCACCAGTTATGGCTGCTGACGATGACGATGATGATAGCTTGGAGTTTTTCAATAAGTTAGCTGCACGTGCTTAATTAAGCAGCAAAAGCATGTTTAAATAGTTCTTTAAGATCAGCTTCAGGAGCTCCTACCTTACCTGCATCTTTCGTACTGTTTAACTTGCTATTATCTGCAACTGGTCCTCCGCTAGTATTAGTTCCACCTCCGCCTTGGGATGTACTTGATCCTGATGGTTTCGCTGGAGCCGATACTGCCGGAGGATTTGTTGCAACTGAAGCATTATTTAATGCAGCTGCATCTTTTGAAGGCGAGGCATCAGCCATCATTGCTGGAGGAGCTCCACCACCACCTGCTCCAGTATCGATAGTATCATTTTTAGCAGTAGCGTCTTTTTTATTTCCGCCACCGCTATCACCGCCAGTAGCTGCACTTCCTTGAACTTCTCCTGGAGCAACAGACCCTAAAGAGCCACGTGCGACATCAAAAGAACCTTGTTCGCCTTTAGCTGCAGAAAAATGCATAGGATCTTTTACAGATTTCCAATTCATTCCCCAACCAAGACCGTTTTTCGCTGCTAATGCTCCAGTTTCTGGAGGCAAATCGGTTTTTGTAGATTTATTTGGATTAGATCCTGGATTAATGTCAATAGCTGCTCCCATAGCATGGTAGCTTTTAACTTTTGGGTTATTAACATTCGCTCTATCGGCATATCCACCGATACTATTAATCTTATAACCTGTAGCTTCTAAATCATCGATAAATCCTTGGAAGTTTTTGGCATATGGTGCCGCAACTTGAGCTGATTTACCACTTTTTGTTTTAATACTTGCAAGTTGTGGTTTATCTACAGGAGAAAGCCCACCTTCTTTTTTATCAGAACCTGCTTTAGATGGTCTTGGTGTAAATCCTCCACCACCTCCTGGAGCAGAAGTTTCTGTTTTAACTTTTTCTTTTGCTTGAGATAATGCAGTTTGTGCTCTTTCAGCTTGTTGTAACGAAGAAGCACCTGCATTTTCAGCAGTAACTTTTGGCATTTGTGGAAGCACTGCAGGAGGAGGAGCTCCAATTTCAGGAGCAGCTCCTGCAGCAGAGGGAGCAGCTTCTGCTTGTTGACGAGCAGCTGCAGTTCCAGGAGCAGCTGTTACTTTTTTCTTTTCTGGTCCAAGGAGAGGAGATATAGATGACTCGAACTCGTTTAATAATTCGTCTTCGTATCCAAGTTGTTCAGCAGCAGCTTTTATAGCTTCTTCATTACTCAAACCAGCAGCTACGTATTTTCTAGCTAATGCAAGACCTTCTTGAATGTCATCATTATCAAGCATCTGATTATCATTTACAGCTTCTGGTGGTTGTGTTGCACTTGCTGCTGGTTTAGATATTGGAGTTGCTTGTTTTATTTTATCAGGTTCTTTAGCTACTGGTGCTGCATTTGTAGCATCTGGTGTTGTTGCTGGTTCTTTAGATACAGGTGCTGCATCTTGTTGCGTAGATGTGGTGTCTTTTTTTAGTTCTTGTAAACTTTTAACTGGTTCTAGTTTACCTTCACCAAATTGTTTTCTCATCGATGATACAGAAGAGACATTCCCTGTCTCTTTTTTACCACTCAATTTTGAAGTTATAATGTCTTTATAGTTTGCTTCTAGAGAAGCTGCGTCTCCCGTAATTTTTTCATATGATTTTAAACTATAACTTCCATCTTTACCAACTTGTATATTCGATGAACCGCCAACTTCTATACCGATTTTTTTAAGATCATCGACGGTATATCCATTATTAAGTAAGTAATTTACTTTATCAATCTGCGCATTTTTAAGTGGATCTCGTTTATCACCAAAATCATCTTTTTCTACTGGTCCGACACCGATAGCCGATCTTTGAGCTTCATCTTTTAATTTATCAATTTTTGTTTCTGAATTGCCAACTTTGTTTTGAAGCTCCTGGGACTGTTTTTCTAATTCAGGGTTTTTATATCTTGTTCTTTCTGAAAGAGCTGCGTCTTCATATGTTTCAGTCTCAGCACCAGCTTTCTTTTGTTCTTCTTCAAAAGCTTTAAAAGCTGCGTCGGCTTCTTCTTTTCTTTTCTGTTCGTCAGCGTAGTCTTTTTTAATTTCATCTAGTGATCTATTGCCTTTCACCGATGGTGTAGCTGGTTCTTTAGATACTGGTGCTGCGCTCTGTTGATCTTTTTTATCTTTTAATTCTTTAGCTATTTTTAGCGCACCGCTTAGACGTTTTTTTTCTTCTGATCCACCAAAAAAAGAACCTATTGAGGAAGTTATAGAACCTAAAAATGATGTTTCTTTTTGTTCTGGTGCGGGTATTTTTTCTGCTTGTTGACGAGCTGATGCGCTACCTTCACCTTTAACTTCATTATATGCTTTTTCTAAAGCATCAGCCATATTATTATGAGCACTATTATATTCTTCCTCTGACATTTTTACGCCAGCAGGTATCCATGAGCTCATAATAATGTCAGACCATTGCGAACCTGAAAAATTAACTATTGCATCATTAACTTCTTTGAATTTTAAATTCGAATTTTTCTTTAATTGACTTCTAACTTGAGATTTATACCAATCAATAGCTTTCTTTTGAGTTTCATTTAATGTTTTATTAATACCACTGGTTGGTTTATCTGTTAATTTTTTAGTTGAATCTTTTATAGCAGCTGCTTTGTCAGTTTCTGGTTTTTTATTTCCAAAAAAACTTTTATACGCTTGTACGCCAAGTTCTGCACCACCAGCCGAACCAGCTGTTTCTCCAACAAAAGCTCCAACTGGTCCACCAACCAACCCACCGCCGAAAGCACCAGCAGTTCTACCTACTAAAGAACCAGCACCAGCAGCAAGTCCTTGGCCAATACTTCCAGAATTATATCCTTCAATTCCACCTATTGCTATATCACCGAGGAATGGTATAGCTCTGGCTGCACCTAATGCATATTTACCAGCAGTTTTTAAAATACCTTTTTCAGCGGCATTTCCAGCCGCTGAAGGTCCTGTTTTTGGAAGATTTAATTTTTCTTGTTCAGCATTAGATAGCCATTGGCCACCACCGCGACCTTTTTCAGTATCGCGCCATCTATTAGCTTTTTCGTCATATTTGTATCGTTCTTCGCTTACTTTAGGTTTTTCACCACCTTTAAATTCTTCACCGTTTGGTTTACTGCCGCCTTTTTTGAACCATGATGATGGATCAAACAGATTAAATCCGCCTCCGCCGCCACCGCCACCACCAAAATCTTTATCGTTAATTTTTTTTAATATTTTTGTTATTTCAATAAGTTCGCGAAGACTCTTGTTACCAGTATCTCTCATTTCAGAGAGTAACTGATTAGATGCATCTATTTTCGTAACTTGATCTTCAATATTAGCATTAACTTCTGCTAAATCATTTTTATTTTCTAATACAATTTTTTGAAGTTTTTCATTATTTTCTTTTATAACTTTTTCTAAAAACGGCGATAGTCCTTTAATAATGCCACTACTTATTTCAGAAGCTAACTGTTTGTTAGTTTTTTCTTGTTTAGTCGAATCTTCATTTTTTGATTTTTTAATTTCTGACAAAGCTTCTGCTGCTACTTTTGCTGCTTCAGAAGCTCTTTTACCACCTTCATTTTTTTCTATAATTGTTTTTAATATATCTGAATTATCTTTATCTTTAGCCATCAGTTGCTACCTACTTTTGCTAATTTTTCTTGTCCTCTTGTCCATGCCGAAACGCCAAGAATACCACCAAATGCAAGATGAATGAGACCGCCATTGGATAATGTTAAAGATACCCATGGCGTATATGTAAATTGAACTCCCAATCCTTTATAAATTACTGGAAGAAATATTGTTAACATTGGAAATCCAACGAAATCCATAAAACAAATAATCATATAGAGCCAGCCCATTGCTGGTCTCCAATATGCCTTTACCCAATGCTCTTCTTCTTGTTTTAACTGTTCTTCGATAATTTGTTTATCAATAGAAGTTTGCGCAAGACCGACAGAAGCCTGTGCTTGAGCTTGTGCAGTGGCTAACTGCATCGTTTGTACATTTTGTGAATTATTATTGTTTGTTGAATTATTGTTATTGTCTATAATAACGACAGAAGGTTGTGCAACAGGTGTAGGTATTTGTGCTACTGGATCAGGAGCATTATCGTCAGTTGTTGTATTACTAAATTTAGCCATCCTGTTGTCTCATTTTTTCTTCTCTATCTCTAAGATAGTTCATTAATAATTCATAATAAGTATCTCTTTCAAAAGGTATTAAATTTTCTAATTCTGATATAGAATATTTATGGTGTTGAGCCATTGAAAAAATCATAGTATAATAATTTACTAGATTATTATGACTCATCGTAAAGTAAAAAAATCAGATAACGAATTTAATTCAACAGTTCTTTTATTTTTAAGACTGTTAGTATATTCTATTTTGTAATTTAATTTTGGTTGATTTTCCAGAAAATTTCTGATACTAACGAAAGTTTTTACATCAAGATTATCAAAAAATTCTAATAATTCTTCTTTTTTATAATTTTTACAATCATACATTTCTTCGCCATCATAAATTTTATCCATACAACTTGTTGCAAGATTAAAAAAAGCATCATCCCCAGAGTTTAAAAATTCTTTGTCGTCATACAATGAAGCAGTTGGATACCCCATCAATATTCCACTTGTATCGCCAATTTTAATATTGTTTTCTACTTTTTCTGGAAAAATAACTTTAACATCATTTAAATTAATTTCAAAATTGTATTGTTGTTTGTCTTCGTTATCGATATATGAAACTTTAACAGTATCATCAACCGACACAGCTCTAATTTGAATAAAAAGATATTCTAAATCAAAAATAGTAATTTTATCAACATCAAATGTTTCATCAAGGCAACAGTTGTTTACGATCTGTTTAATAGAAGATAAGATATCTTCATCTTTTTCACTCATTTTAGCCATTAAAAGAATTTTTTCTTCTTTAACGAGAAAAGGTCTAAATTTTAATTTTAATTTAGTTGATGGTACTTCAAAATTAAAAATAGGAAATTTTATTTTAGGTAACATTATATACTCCAATAGTTATAACAAAAATTTTAGTTGAAAGTTGTAGTTTTAGGATTAGTTGCATTTTGATTGATGGTTTGAGAAAGAGATGGTGTTGCACTAGGTTTTTTTCTTTTACTTACGCCATCAATTTTCCAATCTGTAAATGCGAATCTAACATTAAATTTCATTAACGTATTTTGATTGCTCCAATCTAATGGTGTTTCGCCAATTGAAGTTGGAAATGCTTCTCTTAAAGTATAAAGAGTAACAGAATCTCCTACACTATCAAAAACTTCAATATTAATATCGCTAGTATAATCATCTTTATAACCTAAGTCATAAGAAGGTGTATTATCTGTAAAATCAAAAATATAATTTAACCAAGCATAAAAATATCGATAAATGTCTCCTTGTGCATCAGAAATAAAACTAACACTTATTTCTGAAAATAGTGCATTAAAAGCCATTTTTTGAACTGGACCGACGCCAAATCTAGAAATGTCTTCGGTTTGTATTTGAACTCCAGGAGTAGTAACTGATTCGGCTCTAAATTGAACAGTTCTTTCTGTTTCACCAGTAAAAAGAGAATCTCCTGTTGCATTAACTACAGACTGTAACACTTTTTGGGGCGTAGGTATATAAATAGTAAATTTATTACTTTGTATAATTCCATATTTGTCTATATTCGATAAAAAATTAGAAATATTAAATGAATTTACTGCCATTTATCATATAGCCTTTGCTGACTCTTTAAATACTTTTTGATTAGAAGCCTTTTCGAATCTTTCAGTTGGTAGTAATAATGCAGTATCCCAATATTTTGGTTCTACATATAAATATTGCCCACCAACGACATGATTCCAAAGATATCTTTTTACACAAGGTTTAAAATAACTGAATTGAGACGCACTATTCAAAATATTATATGAAATTTTAAGTTTAGTACTATCATCATATTTAGTGTTATTTGTAGTATCGTATAATTTATTCATCAAACTCGAACGAAAATTTGGCGAAAGATAATGAAGATTAATTCCTAAAAAACCACCTTCATTGAATCCAATTGGAAACACTAAAGGAAAGGTATCGTAATATGGCAATTGTTTTTTTAATTTCGGATCATAAAAAAACATATACATCTTTCCAATTGACTTGATATCAAGTTTATCAACAACATTTTGTTTATCATTCATTAATCTTTTTTTATTTACGGTCGATATAGATTGAGCAGCATTACGATACCAATTACGTGCGTTTTGAGTTTTATTTGGCGTTATACCTTCTGAAACTCCTAAGTCTGCTATTGTTTGAAAAATGTATGCCATTAAAAGTTAAGTCCTAATTCTTTTTCTGTTAATACGTGGAAAGTCCATTTACGATCGGAACAGTATGAAGCTGCAGCTTTCCATTTTGCATCATTTTTTCCCCAAGTAGCTACTTCATTAAGATATCTTCTTGTTATATTACTTTGTTTCTCTGGTGGTTTAGTTTGCGAATATGGTTTAATCTCAATCATTTTTGTTTCAACTAAACCTTGTTTATTTTTTATCTTTACAATAAAATCAGGAAAATAACGATGAATTTTGCCATCAATAGGTGAACGATACGGAACAATAACTTCTTCCGATGACCATTTAATTACGTTTGGATCATCATCAAAACGCATCATACATACTAATTCCCATCTAGATCGATAAATAATTTTAGATGGGTTTCCGTCATATTTATTTGGGTTTTTGGGACGAAATGTTCCTTTGTAAGCCATACAAATTCTCACTAAATAATAATAATAAAGTATTTATAAGGAAATAAAAATGGCACTTCCTAATCGTTTTGTAAAAGCAGCTAAGGTGGCTGCTTCGGTAGTTGCAACGGGTGCTTCTGTAGCAGCTGTTTCGTCTGGTGTTGCTGGTGCTATTGTTAATAGTGCTGAAAATTTAATTAAAAATTTAACTTCTCAAGATCCGAATGCAAGTGCAAAAATTGATAAATTTAGAGGACAACTTTGTTTTCCTTATGATCTAATCAATGATAACAGAAATTATTATATGAATATTCAATTTGTAGATTATCAACGTAGATCTATATTTGATAATCCAACTTTTCCTAGAAATGGAACAGGAATACAGCTTCCTTTACCTTCAAATTTAGTAGATTCGACTAATGTTGATTGGTCGCAGTCCTCTGAAGCAGGAGCAGCTGTTGGTGCTGGTATCGAAAATGGAATACAGAAAAAAAATGGTTCTGGAATGAATCCTGCGAAAATTGCAGACATTATTGGCGGTGCCGGAGCAGTGGCAATAGAAAAAGGAATTTCCAAGGCTATTGATTCTTTAGGTGGGGCTACTGCTTCTGCCCAAGCTCTTCAACTAGCTGGTTTATCTCAAAATCCATTTATGACTATGTTATTTAAATCGCCTCAATTTAAAGATCATCAGTTTAGTTGGAAATTATCACCTAAAAATGCAGAGGAATCGAATCGTTTAATTAATATTATAAATGCATTAAAAGCAAATATGTTACCTTCTATGAATCCAGGATCTGGCGGTACATTTTTAACTTATCCGAGTATGTTATATATTTCGTTAAATCCGAGTGATGTTTTTTTATATCAATTTAAACCATGCGTAATAAAAACTTTGAGTGTTAATTTTGCACCTACCGGAACACCTTCCTTTTTTAAAGGAACTAATGGCGCTCCAACTTCTGTTAGTATATCTTTAGGTTTAATTGAAATTGAATACTGGTTAAGAGAGGATATTGCTGACCCAACTGGAGTATTAGGTTTACGTCAAGCAGCGGCATTCCAAGCAGAAACGCCAACCGCTACAAATCCTCAATCTGGAGGACGATAATGGCTGAAAGATATTTTTCTAAATTTCCTCTTATAAATTACGCTAATAATTTAGCAGTTAATATTACTGAAAGAGCAATCGTATATAATACTCCTGGAAATAATAATCCATCTTTATATTATTCTTATGATATACCACAAGGTCAAAGAGCGGACCAATTAGCTAATAAATATTATGCCGATCAATATATTAGTTGGATTTTATATGTTACAAATAATATTATTGATCCATATTACGAGTGGTATCTTTCTGAAGCAGATTTCAATAGCTATATAAAATCAAAATATAACAAATCTATTGCTGTATTACAAAACACTATTCAATTTTATAGAAATAATTGGTATACAAACACAAATATTATTAGTGTTTCTGCTTACAATTCACTAAATCCGAGTTTATATAAATTTTATCAACAGAATTATGATAATTCGGGTAACATTATTGGTTATACAAGAACACCAGTAGATTGGACAATTAATACAAATTCTATTATAAATTATAGTGCAAATGGAGTTTATGCAAACGGCTCGCCCAATTTTATCGAAGGAGAAATTGTAACAATATATTTTGATTCTAATGATATTGGTAAAGGACAGGTTGTTACTTCAAATAGTACTAACATATTAATTAATAATGTATCTGGAACATTGTATTCGAATAGCACAGTTATAATTACAAGTAATAGTTATATATTTGGTAATACAAGTTTAACAAAAGTTCCATTTACAGCTGTTGCTTCTGTTGCGAATAATATTCCATCAATTGAAACAACATATTGGGATCCAGTAACAATTTATGATTATGAAAATGAACTGAACGAAGCAAACAAAACTATCAAAGTTATTAATAAAGGTATTGCTCTTCCTCTTTCTAAACAATTTACAAAGATATTGAATGTCTGATAATTTTACTCCAGGTGATATTAGTGTTAATAATTTTAAGATGACTTCTCCTAGAGGTTCATTAGATTTAACACATTCATTCGTTTCTGCTTCAATATTTGAAAGTATATTTCAGCCTGGAATTATCGCACATATTGTTGTTTTAGATACCGATGATCAACTTGGAAATCTTAAAATGGTTGGTGATGAAACTATTGATATTGAAATAGACATGCCAGATGGAACTTCAACTACGTATAATTTCGCGATGCATAAATTAGAAAATGCAAATATGACTATAAAATCTTTAAATTCAAAAACATATACTTTAAAGTGTGTTTCGGAAGAAGCTCTACACGCTAAAACAAATTATGTCCAAAAAAGTTTTAACGGGTTGTTATCAGATGCTGTTAAAGATATTCATAAAAATTATTTAATGAGTACAAAACCAATAACAGTTGAAGATACAAAAGGTAAACAAAATATTGTTATTCCTCATTACGATCCATTTAAAGCAATTGATGTTATTAGAAAAAGATCAATATCAGATCAAAATAAATCATCAACTTATCTTTATTTCGAAACTAGAGATGGTGGAAAACAAAGTTTTTCGTATGTGACACTTGAAAAATTATTTAAAGGTTCTTCTGTAAAAACTTTAAATCAAGTTGACTCTATTAACAGTAGTGTTTCCAACAAAGCTGAAAATAACATATTAGCTTTAGAGATTCCACAAAATTTTAATACAGTAGATCGTATTAATCTTGGAGGAAAAAGACGTGTTACTCAGTTTGAATATAGAACACATAGTTATGTGTCAAATGATATAACTACAGATTCTACAAAATATTCTACTGGCGGATCGGGTTCATATAATTCTCCGGAATTTACTAAAAAATATTTAACACCAAAAATTCCACCACAATCACTTATTCCAGCTGACGTTTCACAAAGAGCAAACACTCATATTCCCGATAATACTGCAGATTTACAAGCGTTTGTTTCTACTCTACTACAAAATAGTTTAAAAATGAGAGTTTATGGCGATTTTAAACTTCTTCCTGGATCAGTTGTAAATATTAATGTTCCAAATAAAGTAAGCACTACTAACGCCAGAGATAACGATCCTTTATTATCAGGTAATTTTGTTATAACAAGAATACATCATGATATTGGTTTGGCTGGAGAAAGTCCTAGATATACTTGCTCTATCGAATGTGTAAAAGGTAATATGGAGTCTGGCGTATGACCGAAAGAGATCTTGGTCAATCATTTTCTTGGTTCATTGCTACAGTAGTAAATGTATACGACCCTGATCAATCTGGTCGTGTTCAAATTCGCGTATTTGGGCGTCATGATGACGTAAGTAATATTCCAGATACAGATTTACCGTGGGCTATGCCAATGCAGCCAGTTACATCTGCTGCTTATGGTAAAATTGGAAGTACACCATTAGGTTTAGTAAAAGGATCTAAAGTCGCAGGATTTTGGGCTGATTCCGATCACCAATATCCAATTATACTCGGTTCGTTCGGTAAAGCTGGCGATTTCGTTGAAGGTTCTACTACAGACGGAATTCCTAAAATTGATACTACTACAGGTAGTGCTCCTGCTCCATCACAAAATCAAAGTCCTCCTCCATTTATTAATCCGTTCAGTATTTTAAATAAAGAGAGATTATCTATTACTGATATTAATACTGGTAAAGCTGACCCATCTAAACTTACGAATAAAGATGGCGTTGAAATACGTAAAGAATTAGATAAAACTTTTAAACAGCCAAAAACGCCAACTATCGGAGCAACAGCTCCAGGTGGTCATATTCTTGATATGATAAAAACAGTAGATCCTAATGGTCGAAGTTCATCATTACCGAATATGGTATCTAATTATTCTAATATTAAAAACATCATTAATATAACTAGCCCGTTGGGGCAAACAAATTTATTCGGAGCTTCTATCGGAGGAATGTTAGGAAATCTTGGAGCTTTATTTGGAGTTAACAAAACACTTAGTATTATTGGTGGAGCTTTATTAGGTGGTGCTCTTAATAATTTAGATCCTATTTCTTCAGCTGCATTATCTGCTGGATTGTTTTCTTTTTTAAAAACTGCAAGATCAAATGGCGGTAGAACAAATGCATATGTTCCGCCTAGATCTAATAGAATTGGAAAAAATACGCCAATACCTCCATTAAACCTTATTGTTGCTGTTGCTTATAATCTTTACATACAACAATATTATACTATAGACAATGACCCATATCCTGGATATATTGAATGGCAAGGACCAAATAAAGATTATATTTACACATTAAGAAATGATGAACCGAATTATTCTTCTGCGCAAGATCACGTACAAGGAAATTCTATTTTAAATTTAACATCTTCATTTTTACCACATATGAACTCTGGTTCTTTATCGGCAGCTGCATTAACTGGTTTGATGGTTGGTGGACTATCAGTTATGAATGCTGATGGATTGACAAAAGTTCTTGGTTTTGGGGTTAATTTAAATTCTATAACTGGTTTAGCAAATGGGTTATTAGGTCAGGGGTTGGGTGGAGCAATCGGCGGATTTAGTAAAAATATATCAGGTGGAGTTCTTGGCGGTTCTATGGAAAATACATTGGGTTCTTATACTAGAGGTCAGGCACTATTACAACAAAAGAAAAATAATATGATGTCCGCTCTTGCAATGAATACACCGAGTCTTGGATCGTTAAATCCGAGTCAGCTTATTGATTTGTCCAGTATTGGTTTAGAAGCTGGATTATCTATACTTGATTCATTAGGAGGATAATATGGCTTTTCAAGATCCAAATGCAGCTGCTTTAGCAGCAGGTGCAAAACCAGGACAATCTGTTACTATTGGTGGAAATACATTTATTGTTAAAGCTCCAACTCCTGTTCCTACAGAATATAATCTTAAACACCCAAAAATTAATTTTGATGGTGAATATCCATATTTGCATGTGACACAGGATGGTGGTGGTGGGCAAATAATAAACAATATTACTCCTGGAAAAGAATCGTTTTTTCATATTCAACCTTCAGGATCTTATCATGGTCATTCGGCTGATGGATCTAAAGTAGAAGCTACTGCAAATGGTACTTGGGCGTATAGTGGCAATGGTCACGTTACAACTGTTGATGGAAATCATGACGTAAAAGTTAGTGGAGGTTCTAGACAAAATCATGATAGTGGCGTAAGTAAAGAAGTAAATGGAGATCATTATCAAGGTGGTTCCGGTCATCAAATAGATGGTACTTCTGACACAAAATATCATCATTCTAGTGGTGATATTTTTAATACGGTTGAAGGCGATTATGTATCAGATCGTGTCGGTAGCGTTCATGATAACGTAACAGGTGATCATGTTATTCATATTACAGGAAATAAAACTGAAATAGTAAGTAGTGGTGATAGTGGTATAAATATTCAAAATGGAAATATGGATATACAAATCGATAGCGGTAAAGCTAGGTTATATTCTTTAAATGATATGCTTATACAAAGTGTTACCTCAATAACATTAAAAGTTGGCAGTAGTATTATTGTAATGTCTCCTAATGGTATTACAATTCATGGCACTACTGTTAAAATTAATGAATAAGGATTAATATGTCTAATGTAGTAAGACTCGGAGATATAAGCGATCACGGTGGTGTAGTAATATCATCCGCAGCAACAACATACGTAGACGGTATTCTTGTAGCACGTGCTGGAGATCTCCATAGTTGCCCAATTCCAGGACATGGCGTTACTCCTATTATTAATGGCTCTGGAAATTTTTACTGTGAAGATTCTGTTACTGCAGTTACAGGTAGTATATGTTATTGTGGTGCTATAATAATAACAGGTAGTGCCGACACTCTAGCTCCACTAGAATCACCAAGTAATGCAATTACTCTTGGTTCTGGGACTGTTGGAGGAATTATAGGCTAATGGCAAATTTACATATATTCATCCAAGGACAAACACTTACAGCTAATGATCTAAACAGTAACTTCGCAATAGTTGCTAATGGCGGTGGTGGAGGTAGTGTAAACACATCACAACAATATACCTTTACAAATGTCATTACGTTTGCTTCTAATCTTATTGTTAATTCTTATTTCCTTGACTCAAGTAATTCAGCTGGTACTAATGGTCAAGTTCTATCAACGAATGGAAGCGCAGTAATATGGCAATCATTAGGTGCTGTTGGCGTAAATACTTCCGCACAGTATATTTGGTCGAATACCCAAACATTTACTAACACAATTACATTTAATTCAACGATTAATGGTACTGCTAATAATTCATTATATATTGGTGGTCTACCAGCTGCTAACGTAGTAAGTAATGCACAGTTAATTGCTAATCTTGCCAATTACGTTACTGCTACAAATTTAACTAACAATTTAGCTAACTATCAAACTACTGCTGGTTTATCTGCTAACGTAGCTACACTAACTTCAAATAATACATCTTTCGTTGGTTCTGTATCTGCAGCTAATGTCGTATCGAATGCTCAATTAGTTGCTAATCTTGCCAACTATCAAACTACTGCTGGGTTATCTGCTAACGTAGCTACATTGACTTCCAATAATTCAAATTATCTTGGTGGCGTTGCTGCGGCTTCATATGTCCAAAATACTGATAGCAGAACTTTATCTGGAAACTTAGTAATTTCTGGTACTTCATTTAATCCAGCAAGCAATACTGTTCTTCTTGGTAATTCTTCTGCATTATGGGTAATATCAGCAAATTCTCTTACTGCCAATTCAGTAGTTTCAAATACTTTATACACCAATGGTATGATTGCCAACGCTACTGGTTTGTATCCTATTTCAAATACAGCGGGTCAAGCATTTGGTAGCACTACTGCTAGATGGAGTATTCTAGCAAATACTATAGCTGCTACTGGTCTAATTACAGCCGCTGCAGGTCTTACGATTTCTGCAGGCGCATTTACTTTTTCTTCAACAGGTGCAAATTTTACCGCAAATAGCCAAACTACAGGCGTTATAACAATTGGTGGTCCATTGCAAACTGGTCAAATTTCTATTGGCACTTCGACAGCCAACCAAGTAGTAAATATTGCTACAGGTGCAACTACTTCTGGAAATGTTAAAACTTTAAATATCGGCACATCTGGTGCAGCTGGTTCCCAAACTAATATTACTATCGGTACTAATTTAGCAAACTCCGCTGTTGTTGTTTATTCAAATTCTGTATTTTTTAGCAATGATACTATTGTAATCAGCCAAGGCAATTCCACAATCAATACTACTATCAACTCAACATCATTTAGTGGTACTGCCAATAATACATTATTTGTTGGTACTGTAAGTGCTGCTAACGTAGTATCTAATGCGCAGTTATCTTCTAATTTGACAAACTACCAAACGAGTGCAGGATTATCTGCTAACGTACTTACATTAACTGCTAATAATACGAATTTTGTTGGTTCTGTATCTGCAGCTAACGTAGTTTCTAATGGTCAACTGTCTTCTAACCTCACAAATTATGCAGCTCTTACTGGAGCAACATTTACAGGCAATGTCACAGCAAATAATATACAAACAACATATGATCTTAATGTTGGAAGAAACGTAACTATTTCTGGAAATTTAAATGTTTATGGTACAACTGTAACTGTTAATGCAGCTAATTTTACAACAACAGACAATATGTTGTATCTTAATGAACCTGCTACTGCAAATGTTACTAATGCTTCTGGTAACGGTTCTGTTATTACATATACGGCACTTAACAATTTTAGCAATTTAGGTGTTGTTTCAGTATCAGGAATTACTCCTTCTGGTTTTAATACTGCAACTTACGTTCCTGTATTATTCGCAAACGCTTCTGCATTCCAAGTATCAAATACTTTCACAGGAACATTTACATCAAATGGTACTGCATCTTATAAATCAGGAATAAATCCAGATCTTGGTATCGTTGGTGGTTATAATGATGGATCTTATCGCCATTCTGGTATAATGAGAGATTATGCGGACGGTTACTGGAAAGTATTTGATAATTATACTCCAGAACCAGACCAAGCTGTAAATATTGTAACAACAGATCCTTCTTTTCATATCGCAAATTTTTGGGCTAATACCATAAGCATTGGTAATACTTCTGTTTATGCTACAATTAACACCACGAATTATAGTCAAACATCAAATAATACATCTTTCGTTGGAACTGTATCTGCAGCTAACGTAGTTTCTAATGCGCAGTTATCATCTAATCTTAGTAATTATGCATTACTCTCTGGAGCAACATTTACAAGTAATATTGCTGTTACTTTTGGTAGCAATACATTAAGCATAAACTCAAGTGCGATTACTCTTAAACAAATTATCGCAAACGGTGCATTTGGTGCTAATGGTACAGTACTAGCTTCTAATGGTACTGGCGTTTACTGGGCTAGTGATTCTGCTGTAGGTAATGTTGTTGCAAATTCTATTACTACGAATAGTTTATCGGCTAACCATGTATCTGTAAATAATGATATATCTGTTGGTAATAGTAGCGTAAACTCGGCTATGTACTCAGATCATATATTTACTGGTAATGCAACTCTTAATATATCTATTTCTCCAAATCTTCTTGGCGGAGGTGGCGGTACTACTCAATATGGACCTGCTATTACAATTGGAGGTCCTCTTAATAATGGTCCTGGAGGTTATCCAGTTTATGCTCCTCAAGGTGCTGCGTTTGCTACTACTGCTAATCTTTTATATGTAAATACTTCACTAATTCAACTTGGTAATAGTATAGCATACGCTAATATTTCTTCTTCTAATATTTTCATTGGTAATACATCAGTTAGTGTAGTAATTAATTCTACAGCATTTAGTGGTACTGCGAATAATACATCTTTCGTTGGGTCTGTTACAGCAGCTAACGTAGTTTCTAATGCGCAGTTATCATCTAATCTTAGTAATTATGCAACCACAGGTTCTGTTACTTCTAATGCAACAACTGCTTATTCTAATGCTGTAAGTGCATATACTTCTAATAGCACAACTTATACTGGAAATAATACATTTGGTGGAACCAATACAATATTCAATTCAAACGTAACATATGCAGCTGCTCTTTATACTGCAAATCTTATATTTACTTCGCCAATTAATTTAGACGGTGGAACTTTCTAATAAATACATTAAATTGATACCTCGGTATATACCGTTAAAGAGGATGCCATATGGCTAATACAATATTACAAATTAAAAGAACTACGGTAGCTGGTAGACAACCAAACACCACAAGTTCTAGTAATGGACAATATATAAATCCAGGTGAGTTAGCAATTAACTTAACCGATGGAATTTTGTACTCTTCGAATGGTAGTGCTCTTATTGCTATTGGTGCATCTCAATCTTCATTAACTGCTTGTACTATAACGGCAACTTCTTTAAATGCAACTAATGTAACGATTGACCAAGGTATCAGCGTCGGTAATAGCAGCGTTAATAGCTCTATTAATGCTATTGGTTTGTTCGCTGGTAATAGCAGTATAAATTCTGTTATAAATTCTATATTTATTTCTGTAAGTAATTCGGTTAGCAATTCTCAGATGTCACCGAAAATTATTTTCAGTGGTAATAGTATCGCTAATGCGCAGTTTAATCTTAATGCTTTTTCGCAATCATTAACAGTTAGTACTTATTCGTATGATGGTTCTAATTTAACAATTTATACGACAACGAATACTAATTTCGTTGCGCCAACAAAAGGTCAGTATGTAACATTATCGAGTTTACCTGGAGCTGCGGCAAAATTTAATAATACTTATGAAGTTTCGGGTATAGTAGCGGCTAACGGTTTTACAATTTATACTCCTTTTGCTGCTAATATTGCCTCTGTTCAAAGAACATCTGGTGTAGCTACTATTATTACAACAAGTCCTCATGGATTTAATACATCAGATCCAATAGCTGTTTCTGGTATTCCTGTTGATCCAAATTATGCACCTTTAACATATAATGGTTCTTATACAGTAACTTCTACTCCTAATAGTAACACTTTAACTTATGCTAATTTTCCATCGATTACGAATACTATTTCTTCATATTGGACTACTGGTGGCGCAAGTAATTTACATTTTAACACAACGACCGTTCATGGTCTATCTAATGGTATGTATGTAAATATACCTTCATTTACAGATACAGCAAGTATATCTGTAACGGGTATGTCGTTTGATCCATTTTCTGGTTCTCCAAATGCATATTTTTCTTTATCGAGTCCTTATCTTTTTACTGGCGCACAAGCTGTAACTTTATCTTCATCTTCAACTAATGTTTATTCTGCTTCAGTATCATCATTTAAATCTATTGGTACTGCGCCAACAGCTCTTTCTGCAACTCTTACAGTAGCAATGCCAACGGCACATAATCTTGATGTTGGTTCTTATATTCAATTTAATGGCGTTACTTCTGGGGCGATTAATACTACGGCATTTTCGTTTGGCGGTACTATTTCCGGAACGGTTCTTACAGTAAATTCTGTCCCTACAGGAGTTACATTTGCGGCTGGTCAAGTTATAAGTGGAAGTGGTGTTACTTCCGGAACTTATATTACTGGAGCAGGATCATCTCCTAATACTTATAATCTTAGTGCATCATCAACTGTTGCAGTCGGTGGTACATTTACTGCATCTATCGCAACTACTGGTATTATGACGGTTACGGGTTCGCCAACTGGTATTGCTGTTGGACAATATCTTTCTGGAACGAACGTACCACAGGGAACATACATCGCTTCATTAGGAACTGGCAGTGGTGGTGCTGGTACATACAACGTATTACCAAAACCTGGATCGGCTGTCGGATCTACAACAATTACTAGATACACTCCAATAACTATGAGCAGTGTTTCGTTAGTTTATTTGTTGAATAATAAAATTTTTAGTATTGCATCAGTTCCTACATCGACACCAAACTCTTTTAATATTACACTTCCAACTACTGGCGGTTATTCATATTATACAACTGCTGCTGTAACAGGAACTGGTGCAAATGCTTACGTACAATTAGCAGCAAATTTAAGTTTAGGTACAGCATCATTACCGACAGCTGGAAGTAGTTCAGATTTTAGTGGACAAAGACAATTTCCTTATACTGGAGCATCTGCTTCTAGTAATACTTTTGTTTTATTTAATTTAAATTCTGTAGTTGGTACACCTTATACTTCAGCAGCATTAACTACAGCCGCAGGTACGATTTCTCTACCAAGATGGAAATATCTTTTTCAGGGAACTTCTTTCGTTAGCGGCACAAGTACAATATATGGTTCAACTTGGGCATTAACAACTTCTTCGTTTACTGCTTCTATTTCCGGAACCGCTCTTACAGTTACTGGAAGTCCAACAGGCACGATTGCGATCGGTCAATATCTTACTGGTTCAAACGTATTAAACGGTACTTATATTGTAAGTGGTAGTGGAAATAACTGGGTCGTTAACCAATCCCAGACTGTTAGCTCAACGACAATTACTGGAAATGCATTTGTAATATCGGCACAATATCATCCATTTACGACAGGACAATGGGTGTTTTTAAAAGCAGAACCTGGAATTTATACTACTACAGGAACGAATATTCCAGCAGGATCTATAGGAAGTTCACTGGGTGGTTGGGTAATAATTACTAATACTTCGGGCACTGGAGCATCTGCTACATTTACTGTCGGCAACAGTCTTAATAATTTAGGATCAAATTTATCTGGAATAATTTCTGGATATGTTGCTTTTGCTGGCTCTGTTTCAGGAATGACTTTAAATACAACAATAACAAGAGGACCATATACTGGTACTTTAGTTAGTAATGCAGTTCCAACTGCTAATACTTTTGATATTGCTCCAAGTAGTACTGATATAGCTTTTACTTTAGCAGCTGGATCATTGGGTTCGCCTAAATCAGTTTCAAGTTCAGTGTCTTGGGTTACCGATAGACCTATCAGTTATCCTACATCTTCTGTTGTAAAATATTCGATAGCTTCAACTACTGCAACTTCTGGTACAGTTTCAGCTTATAATTCTATTTACATGGAAGTTGCTAATTCTTCAACAGCTGTTAGGGTAACACCTTCTACGATTTATACTGGTAACAGTACTGCTAATATGTTTGCTAACTCTTCATCATTAGCAATTTCTGGATTAACGAGTGCTCTACAATTACAGCCAAGTCAAATTACAGTCGGCACTTCAGTTAATGGATTAATAGATCCAACACAAAATGCATTTTTTGTTAATAGTTCAGTTTTTAGATTAGGTGGCGGTACTTCAAAATATACTTTAATGCAAGCTGGGCAGGTTACTGTTTACGGTTCTAATCTTGTTATTGGTACTGAAATTGCAAACATCAGTATGAACCAAAGTAATCTTGTTATTTCTTCTAATAGTATCGTCACAACAATTAATTCTAATAATGCTACTTTTGGCGGTGACGTTACTGTAACTGGCGGTTTAATTGCAAATGGTTCGTATGGTGATAGTGGAAGTATATTAATCAGTACTGGAACAAATACTTATTGGGGAAATGTTCCTGGATTAGACACAACACAAAATTATAGTTTTACTGGAGGTTTGTCATTTTATTCAACGACAAACGTATACAGCAATTCTATTAATTTTATTGATAATATTGGAAATTACCAATCAGCAGCTGCTAACGGAATATCATTAGCAGATACTAATGGATTTAATTCATTACTTACTGCAAATACTTTTACATTATCAGACAACAATACAATTGTTAACTCTACGACAATTACTCCAACTTTAATTTCGATTGGTAATTCTACTGTTAATACGCAAACTAATTCTACTGTTTTCTTTACTGGTAATAGCAGTTTTTATAGTTACATTAATGTTTCATCTCAAGGTGTTGTTAATACGTCAGGAAATGTTACTTTAACACCAACCTCTATTTCATTCAGTAATACTACATCATCTAACTTTTTTGTTGCGAATGATTCTGGTACTTTTGTTAAAAATATAATTACTGGTACATCTGTTTATGTAAATTCTACAAATAAAATTGCAGCATTACAAGTCGGTATGAATGATTCGACTGGCGGAGGCACTGCATGGGATAAAACTTATGCTGTATTCGGACCACCAACTCTTACAACAACAACACCAGCTCTTGGTATAGGTTGGAACAGTGCTGGTGGTTATGGAGAAATTATTTCAGTAACTCCTGGAACTGGCTGGAACAATTTAAGATTAAAAGGTAATCTTGTACAATTATATTATACAGCTTCTGGCGGTAGTGCTGAAACAGAAGGTTTTAGATTAGATGCCGCATCCGGTAACGTAGGTATTGGAAATACTGCTCCAGGAGACAAATTATCAATTAACGGAACAACATATCTAGGTGGCAATTTAAAAATTTCTACTGGTATTTCTATTATTGATTCTACTGGTTCACAAGGAACAGTTGGACAGGTTCTTACATCAAATGGCGTTAGTAACGTATACTGGTCGACTATAAGTGCAGCAGCTTCCGTTAATACTGCTGCCCAGTATGCTTGGACTAATACTCAATCGTTCAGCAACGTAGTTACTTTTAACGGTAACGTAGTTATGAGTGCTGCTAATAACGTAATAAATGCTACATCTTATACTGTAGGTACTGCATTTGTTGCCAATGCTACTGGCGTCTACACTACTGGTACCGTAAACGCTGCATCATTTACAACGACTGGTAATGCTAATGCTGCTAATCATTATGCAGGTGCTAATGCGGTATTCAATTCTACTAATCTTTTATGGACTGGTAATACGAGTACTTCACCAACAATTACACTAGCGAATACTGGCGCATTTAGTATTGGTAATAGTAGCACTACTCAAACTACTGGTTCTATAACAGTAGCTAACTCTGCTGGTAACGTACAGATAACTGCTGGAGCAACAAGTATACTTGCGACTGGCATCGTTAATGCTTCTGCGTTTACAACGACTGGTAATGCTAATGCTGCTAATCATTATGCAGGTGCTAATGCGGTATTCAATTCTACTAATCTTTTATGGACTGGTAATACGAGTACTTCACCAACAATTACACTTTCAAACACTGGTGCGTTTACTATCGGTAATAGTAGCACTACTCAAACTACTGGAACCATTTCAGTAGCAAACTCTGCAGGCAACGTAACAATAACTGCAGTTTCTGTTGCAGTTGGTAGTGCAGAAACGATTAATGCTACTGGTATCTATACTACTGGTACAGTTAATGCTTTGGCAATTAATTCTACTTCATATACAATCGGTAGTTCGTTTATTGCAAACACTTCAGGTGTTTATACTACTGGTACTGTAAATGCGGCTTCATATACAATCGGTGCTATAGTAACTGCTAACAATAATGGTATTTTTACAACCAACGTAGTAAGTTCGATATCTCATCTTACAACTGGTGGTACATTTGTTGCTAACAATACTGCTCTTTATGTTAACTCTGCAATTTTTCTTGCAGGTTCGAACGGTACTGTAGGACAAGTTCTTACTTCTAACGGAACAAGTAATGCATACTGGGCATCTGTAACAGCAACAATTAATACTGCTGCTCAATATAGCTGGACGAATACTCAAACATTTTCTGCTAACCAAACATTATTTACTAGCACCAACGCTTCTCCTAATGCTATCGCTGGTGCTATTATTTCATATGGTGGTATAGCTGCAAACGGTAACGTGTATACTGCAGGTCGTATCGGTTATGCTAACTCAGCTGGTGCCAATCAGGCGTATACATATTATAATGCATCAACTGGTAGTCTCGATACGGTATTTGGATAATGGCAACTAAAGTTATAATTCTTACTACTGCTAGTGGATCAACATGGACTGTTCCTTCTGATTTTTCATCTAGTAATAATACTATTGAAGCCATCGGTGGTGGCGGTGGATCGGGTTCTGGTTGGCCAGCTGGTGGTGCAGGTGGTGGCGGTGGTGCATATACTAAATTAAGTAATTTTTCTTTAACTCCAGGACAAGTAGTTAATATTAGTGTTGGTACGGGTGCTGCAACCCCTACAGCTAATGGCGGCGATACTTGGTTTAATACAGCAGCTGCTTCTGCACCATCATCTTCTGCAACTGGATTACTTGCAAAAGGTGGTTCTTTTAGTTCTAATACTACAGGTGGTTTAGGTGGACAAGCATCTGCTTCTATTCCTTCAGCTGCTGCTTTTAGTGGCGGTAACGGAGGCACTGGCGGTGTAAATGGCGGTGGCGGTGGCGGTGGTGGTGCTGCAGGACCAAATGGAGCTGGTGGTACTGGTGGTCCATCAAATAACGGTACTGGTGGCGGTGGCGGTGGCGGTAATGGTGGTACTAATGGTAGTTCTAGCGTAGGTGGTACAGGAGGCGGAACACCGACTGGTTCTGCTGGTAGTGGTTTTAATTCGCCACGAGGTACAGGAGCAGGTGGCGGTGGCGGTGGCGGCGGAGCAGGTGGAGGAAACTATAGAGGCGGAGAAGGTGGCGTAGGTGTTTACTGGACTGCAACCAGCACTACTTCCCAAACTGTTACTATTAGTATTGCTAATCCAGGCGTATTTACTGTTACTACTGCTCCTCAATCTGGAACACCTGTTGTATTTTCTACTACTGGTGCACTTCCAACAGGTATTACAGCTGGTACAACTTATTACGTTCTTGCTATTTTTTCTGGAGGCGTTACCTCTACTACCACATTTAATATAGCCGCTACTCTTAACGGAACAGCTATTAATACAACTGGCACACAATCTGGTACACATACTGCAACATTTACTGCAGTTGCAGGTCCAGGAGGTGGTTCTGGTGCGGGTACTTCTACTAATGGTCCTAATACAACAACAGGTTCTGGCGGTAGATATGGTGGCGGTCAAGGAAACCAGAATGGTGATACTAGTGGCGCTGCTGGTGCAGGTATCATTGTTATTACCTACACACCACCAACATACGTAACAAGATTAAATTCATCTGGTAATTTTTATACTGTTGGAACATTTGATGAAGTAACTGGTTTAACGGGTGTAGCTACTAGAACGTATAGTAATGGTACATTTTTAATTGCCAATACAGGAATATTTGATGAAGTTGCAATAAATCCAATTACTGCTGGGTTAGCCCAGAAACTTTTTGCAAATGGAACTTTACAAATTTCTGGCATATTTGATGAAGTTACAAAACCAACATAAATAACTATTAATTAGGAAAATTTATATGGCAAATTTACAAAGTGGTACGAGAATTTATGGAACAGCGAACGTTGATACACAAATCAACTTGAGCACCAATTTAACAATAAATACTATTTCTTTTTCGTATATTGGTAACACAACCACTTCTCCAACTATAGCTATTGCAAATACTGGCTCTTTAACTATTGGAAATAGCAGTACTACGCAGACCGCATCGATCATAACTTTAGCTAACTCTGCAGGTAACGTACAGATAACTCCTGGAACAGTTAGTATTAATGCGACTGGTTCTATCAATGCTGCTTCGCACACAGTCGGAACTACGTTTATTGCTAACTCTACCCAGCTTACAATTACAACACCATTTTCTGCCAATGCTTCAGTTGGCACAGCTGGTCAAGTTTTAGTTTCGAACGGTGCTACTGGTTCGCCTTTTTGGAGTTCTGCTGTTAGGTCTGGTACATCAGTCGCAACTACATCTGGAACATCAGTTGATTATCTTAGTATTCCATCATATGTAAAACGTATTACAGTAATGTATAATGGGTTTTCGACGAGCAGCACCAGTAATTATTTAATTCAATTAATTACTGGTGCATCTACTGTAGTATCTACTGGTTATGTTTCTTCTTGCAGAAGTGCCACCAGCACTGCAGGTTTTTTAACAGTTGATGGTCCAACAGCTGCAAGTTTGACATCTGGTTCAATTACTATATCTAATCTTAGTGGTAATATATGGGTATCATCTGGCAATCTTCAGATATCTGGCGGTGTTGTATATTATTCTGCAGGTATAATATCACTTGCTGCAGCATTAACTGGAGTTAGAATAACTTCTGTGACGCCAGATACTTTAGACGCTGGTTCCGTCAACATACTTTACGAATGAGGAAAATATGTCAATTATTCAAGTAGATGTTCAAACAGGTATTGTAACTATTATCGAAGATGATGGAAGTATTACTGTTGTTACAGATCCAAATCTGCCAGATACTTCTAATACATCAACATCAAATACTTAACTAAATATCCATAAAAGGATTTAAAAATGGTTGGGACTACGAGAGCAGATAAATTTACCCAAACACAGAATAAACAGATTCTGTTCTCGGATTTTCTTGATAATTTTAATATTACTCCATTTAATAATCAATTAGCAAAAGTAACTAACGAAAATTCTGTACGCCAGTCAATTACAAATTTAGTATTGACAAATTATGGCGAAAGATTATTTCAGCCGAACGTTGGCGGTAATGTAGGAGATTCATTATTTGAATTTGCTGATTCTGTAACTGCTCAAAATTTAACATATGACATTACAAATACAATTAAAGATTTCGAGCCAAGAGCAAATGTTATAAGTGTTGTTGTTTACCCATCGCCTGATCAAAACACTTTTATCGTAAATATCGTATTTTCTATTATAAATAGCACAACACAAATACAAATTCAATTAACAGTAGCGAGAGTTAGATAAATGGCTAATAGTTCTGTAAACCTAACTTCTTTAGATTTTGATACAATTAAATCTACTTTACAGCAATATCTTAAATCTCAATCTACTTTCCAAGATTATGATTTTACTGGGTCGAATATGAATGTCCTTTTGGACGTTTTATCATATAATACATATTTAAATTCATTTTATCTTAATATGGTAACAGCCGAAAGTTTTTTAGACAGTGCTCAGTTAAGAGATAGTGTTGTTTCTCATGCTAAAGAATTAAATTATATTCCATCATCCGCTACTTCTTCAGAAGCAGTTATTAATTTAAATTTTATTACTACTGGTATTACAACTGGTGCATTTGTTATTCCAAAAGGAACTGCATTTTCTGGAACAAATTCTAACGGTTCGTTTACATTTTCAACTAATACAAACATAACAGCAATATCTTCATCAAATACATTTGCATTTAGTAATGTATCAATCTATGAAGGCACATATATTAACGAATCATTTATCGTTGATTATACTCAACCAGCACAAAGATTTATTCTTTCTAATGCAACTATCGATACTGGAAGTATCGCTGTTACTGTTTCCGAAAACAACGGAAGCAATAATATAATTTACACACAGGCGACTAGTTTATTTGGTGTTAACTCCAATTCAGCAGTATATTTTTTACAGGCTGCTCAAAACGGTAAATATGAAATTGTATTTGGCGATGGTGTGTTTGGCGACTATCCTTTAAATAATTCTGTTATCATCGTTACATACAGAATTACACAAGGATCGGCAGGTGGAGGAATTTCAACATTTTATTTAAATCAAGATCTCGGTTCGTATAATGGCGGTACTGCTATATCTACTGTTACTACTGTTTCAAATAGCTCAAATGGTTCAGATCCAGAAACTATCGAATCGATTCGTTTTAGAGCACCTCGTTCATATCAAGTTCAGGATAGAGCTGTAACAACTAGTGATTATAGAACATTAATTCTTGATAACTTCAACGATATTGAAGACGTAAACGTATTCGGAGGAGAAACTCTACCTAATCCAGAATATGGCGTAGTTTATATTTCACCTTCGACGTACAGTGGAGCACCACTTGCCAATCAAAGAAAAGCTGATATATTATCATATCTTTTAACAAAAAAAATAATTAATATTACAAATAAAATTATAGATCCTAATTACATTTACATAGTTCCAACTGTTATTATAAATGTTAATTTTACAAATACTTCATTAACGCCAGTCGACTTCCAAACAGCCGTTTTAAATAGTATTTTTAATTTTAATTTTACATATCTTCAAAAATTTAATACTACGTTTAGATATTCTAAATTGCTAGAGGCTATCGATAATACGAATTCTAGTATAAATGGTAATTTAACATCAATACAAATTTATAAATTATTAGAACCAACTTTAAATGTTGTTTCTTCGTTATCAACTTCTTTTGGTAATGAACTTAATATGGGAAGTATTACAAGTAGTAGCTTTATTTTAACTGATGGTAATACATATCAGATTACCGATGTTAATCCGAACGCTGTTGGAATTACTGGAATTTTATACTTAAAACAAATTACAACGAATAACACTCAAAATTATATAAATGTAGGAACAATAGATTATATGAGTGGAACTTTAAGTATTAAAAATATTACGGTTTATAGTTTTATGGGTGCTGCTGGTATAAAAATATTAGCAACTTCGATGTATAACGATATTATCGGAAATTCAAATAATATCGTAGAAATTGATTTAGGGTCTACTACTGTAACGGTAAATGCTACATAATGCAAATTACAAAAATAATATCTCCATTAATTGCTTCTCAGTTTCCAGCGTTTTATAAAACACAGGGACCAAATTTCATTGCATTCATGGAAGCATATTATCAATGGCTCGAGCAATTAGGTCAAGTTACTTTCGAAACTAGATCAATTTTAGAGTATACTGATATCGATACAACTTTACCACAGTTTATTCAATACTTCAAAGACAAGTATATTCAATCACTCCCAATATCTATTATAGCGGATCCTAAACTTTTAGTCAAGCATATTATTGACTTATATAGATCAAAAGGTACAGATAACTCATACAGACTTCTATTTCGTATGTTGTTCAATGAAGATATTGACATTTATGTTCCTGGAAATTATCTTTTTAAATCATCAGATGCAGTTTGGAATATCCCAAAATATATCGAAGTAACAAATTTTTCAAATTTACAACAATTAGTTGGTTATGAAATTTATAGTAGTTCTGGCGCAACAGCTGTCGTCGAAAGTTATTTTAAAAAAACAGCTAATCAAAAAACAGTAAATATTTTATTCCTATCGAATATCGATGGTACATTTAAATACGACGATCAAATATTTTCACGCCAGTTTCCTAATATTACTGTTAGTAATGCACCAATTATAATTGGTTCTCTTTCCGCTATTGCTATAACAGGCGGTGGAGCAAATTATAAAACTGGTGATTTATTGACAGTTCAGGGTAGTGGTACTGGCGGCGTCGCGCAGGTTGTTGCAACTCAGGTTGATAATGGTAAAGTTTCGTTTACTCTTACAAATGGCGGATATGGTTACGGCACAGATGCTGTTGTTACAGTAACAGGCGGTTATGGTGCTGGTGCTACGTTTAAAGTTGGCGGCATCACAAATATTCAAATTTTTAACTATAATACTGATATTATATACAACGTATATAATACTGTACTTGATATTAGTACTGAAGGTTTTTCAATTAATACTGTATCTTCTACAGGAGCTTTTACAAATAACGAATTGGTAACTGCATCCGCAAATGTCAAACATCTAGATGTTTCATATATTTCTGGATCTATATCAAACGGCGAATCAATATCAAATACATCACTTGGCATTTCAGGATTAACAGTTTATAATTCTGACGGATCTATGTTATACATTACAGGTACTGATACAAATTTAAACAACGCTAATGTTGTTTCAGGAACTTATTTGATAAGTAATACAACAGGATCCGTTGTGAAAGTAAATGCAACATTTCCTAAAGTTACAGTTACTGGTAATGGTGTTGTAAATGCTGTAGTATCTAATACGACATTAGTAACAGTGTTTAATTCTACCAATACTATTGGTTATTTTATTCCAGGAAGTACTCTTACGGGACAAAGCTCTGGAAAAACTGCAGTTGTTTCTGCTGTTAATAGATTAACAGATTGGAATTATTTTCCAGCAAATCCATCAGCTAGTAATCTAGATACAAAAATATTCAATGCATTAAATATTATTTCAAAACAAATTGGTCAGATAACTTATATTAATGGCGTGAATCCAGGAGTTGGTTATTCCGCAAATCCTACTGTTACAATAGTAGAACCATATGTTGCCGATGTTGGTATATCTGATGGGTTTGGCGGTGTTTGGGGAAAAAATGCTACTGTTACTGCAGTAGCAGGTATTTCGTCTGGCGTTGTTTCTGCTGTAAAAATAGTTGACTCTGGATTCGGTTATAACCCAGAAGAATATATAAATTTAGTAAGCACAAATAATGTTTCATCAATAACAGGTTTTGCTATAGTTGATAAAGATGGCGCTGGGCAAGGTTTTTATGAAAATAATAGTGGTTTTACTAGCGATACTATATATCTTCAGGATGACGAATTTTATCAAGTTTATTCGTATCAAATTATCGCAACAAGAATGATTGATACATATGAAAAATTCGTAAGAGATTTAGTTCATCCATCAGGTGTTGCTCTTTACGGAAAATTTTCTGTTGTTAGTAATATAACAAATCAAGAATCGGCACCAGTATTTTTCTCACTTGTCCAAACAACATCATAAATATAACAATAAACAACCGTTGGAATTAAAATGGCAGTACTAACTATTCACCAATACCTTGATGCTGTAAATTCGTTTATTAAAAACATAACGAATTCTAGAAAAGCATATTTTATGTATTTTGGCAAACCAACACCGTGGACGGATGCGAATGGTCAAATTAATGATTCGAATGTTCTTGTAGCAAATGCTTCGGTTTCTCAACACGAATCGGTAATTTATGATGACCTTACTTTTGGTTTGAGAATCAGTAACAATAATATCATTCAGATGATTCCTAGATATGACTGGGCTAATAATACATATTTTGATAGATATGATCAAAATGATGGTAATATGTATTCTAAAAAGTTTTTCGTTGTTACGGATAATTACGAAGTTTATAAAGTAATCGATAATAATAATGGTGCTAACTCAACAGTAAAACCATCTCTAACAACTCCATATGGTACATTTAATACATCTGATGGGTATACGTGGAAATATATGTATAGCATCAGTACAAATGCTAATACTAATTTCACATCAAACACATATATTCCAGTAACGACAAATGCAAACGTAACTTCAAATGCCGTCGGTGGAACTATCGATGTTATTCGTGTTACTGCTGGTGGTAATAATTATCAAACGTATTATTCTGGGTATTTAACATCATCTATCAATAATCACACTGTTGGTATCGACAGTGGAGCTTCTCCGTATAATGATTATTATACTGGTTCATCGATGTATTTAAATGCTGGTTTCGGTGCGGGACAAGTTAGTAAAATTACAAAATACGATGGACTTAATAAATTAGTTACTGTAACACCTTCATTCAACACTTATGCCGTATTCAATTTATCAGCACAAACTGGTTCTATTTCTGTTGGAAATATTTTAACTCAAAATATCGACAGTATTGTTTATTATTATCCTCAAGGTATTTTTCAAGTTGGTGATACAGTTATACAAACAGATACTGGTGCGAATGGTACAATTATAACTGCCAATTCAACAGTTCTTAAAATTGTTCGTAACAGCGGCGCAAACGTATTTTCTCTTAATACTCCTATCTATGATACTACTCAAGGCGGATCGATACAATCAGGTACTGCTACTGTCCAGCCATTTCAAGTATTAAATATAACTTCGAATACTGGCGCATTTACAGTTGGCGAAACAATTTATCAAAGTAATGGTTCTGCCAATACAGCAAATGGTATTGTTTTTAGTTCGAATAGTTCTACAATTTATGTTGGCAAATCAACTGGTTCTTGGTCAAATTCTTATCAAGCTAAAGGTGTTAGTTCTAGTTCGAATGCTGTTATTAATACTGTATCGACAAGCAATAATGGTTTAAGTTATGTTTACATTTCAACTGGTACAGCGAATACTATATTTTCTGTGAATAATTATATTCGTGTTGGTTCTAATGCAAATACTAATATGCGAAGAATTACAGCTGTTAATACTACAGTTGTAACTACAGCAACTGCATTTTCAAATACTCTTGTTGCTAATTCATATTATTTAATGCCTTATGCAGCCGACATATTATCAACCACATTAACTTCTGCAAATGCTTATATTTCGAATACGAATCTTGATGGTATTAATTTAACTTATAATAACGTAGCTACTATCGGTCAAAGTTTTATCATCGGTGAAAAAATAGACCAAGTAGATATTAACAATATCTATCAAGGTGCAAATGCTATTATATCATATGCTAATTCATCGACACTTATCCTTAGCAATGTAAATGGAACAATTACTCCTGGACTTTTTGTAAGAGGCGAATCGTCATTACAAAAAGCATCTATTGTTTCTCAAATTAGTTATCCTAATATAACAACTACTGCTCCTACTGGAACTTTTGTTCTTGGGCAAACTCTTACTGCTAGAGATTCATCAACTTATGCTTCTCTTGGAACTGCTAATTTAATTTCATATTACACGATTCCAAATGCTCTTACTCAATATATAATTTCACCGACAGTAACCGTTACTGGAGATGGATCGAATGCATCAGCATATACAGTTGTTAATACTGCAACGAATTCTACAAATAACATTCAGCAAATTGTAGTAATTAATCCTGGATCTAATTACTCTAATGCTACAATTGCAATCTCAGCTAATTCGAATTATGGTAGTGGTGCAAAAGCTGCTCCTACTATTTCGCCAGCAACTGGTCATGGCTCAAATACATATTCTGAACTTGGCGCATCGTATGTTGGCATAACTGTTAATATCGCTAATGGTTCAACTCAAGGATATACTTTCCCAGTATATGGCAAATATCGTAAAGTTGGTATTTTAGAAGATCCGTTGTATAATGACATTACAGTAAATCTTAATAATTTTAATAGAGTAAAGTTGCAACTTACAAATGTTTCTGGCGTGTTTTCTAATAACGAAAGCGTGTTGCAATTAGGTAATATGGAAATGAATGGATTAAATATCTCTTCTAATACAGGTCCATTTACCATTAAAGAAATAGTATATCAAAGTAATGGTTCTGCAAATACTGCATACGGAATCGTTTTTTCAGCAAATACTACTCAAATTGTTGTTAATCCTACAAATGGATATTTTGATACGGCTCGCCAACTTAAAGGTGTTACTTCAGGATCAAATGCTGTAGTAAATACTATTTCTACAGTATTTTCAAATCAACAAACCGTTGGTGTTGGTATGGTTCTTTCATACACAGCTAATGTTTCTAATTCTACTCAAGGAACTCTTGTTCTTTATAATGCTCAAGGAACTTTTGCCGCAAATATGATGTTTGCTAACGGTGTTCTGTCAAACGATAATATTATCGGTATAAATTCTGGTTCTACAGCCAACGTAGCTGCTCAAAATACGGTATATTTTAGTTTAATTTCTAATGTTGAAATTGTTACTGAAAACACTTCATTATCTACTGCTCAAATTGTCGCATTGAATACTAACACTCAAATCGCTTTATCGAATGTTGAAGGTACTTTTACTTCTAACAGTTATATCACTGATTTTCTTACTGGTGCTCAGGCTAATGTAACTTCACTTTATAGTTCTAATAATACGATTGAAGTTACAAATATATTCGGTCAATATTTTAATCAAACATTAAGAATGCCATTAACTTCGAATACTTTACCATTTCAACAATTTGAAGTACTAACTCAAACTAGTACAAATGCTTATGGTACTATTATTTCAACAAATAATGATGTAGATATTGTATATACTGGAGCAAATGGTACATTTGTTGTCGGTGATATTATCTCGAGTCAAAATGCAAGTTCAAATGGAACAGGTATTGTTACATTCGCAAACAATACATATTTGAGAGTGACAGCAAAGAATAAATCATTTGCGAATGGAGACATTTTTAAAAATATACTAAATATAGGTGCAACTATAGCTAATGTTTATACTGTTTTAGTATTAAATAATATCGGCGGACCAAATAAATTCCAGAGTGGAATATTATCTGCTAGTATGGTTGGTTCTAATTCTGGGGCAATAGGATTAAATACAGTTAATAATAGTATCGTTTATCCTGATCTTGTAAGACTCTCTGGTGACGTTATCTATCTTGAAAATTTTGCACCCGTTACTTTATCAAATACTTCTACTGAAGTTGTTAAAATAGTTATTCAGTTCTAATACAGAGGAAAATATGACTCTACAAATTGATCTATCTCAGTCACCTTATTTTGACGATTTTAATGCTAATTCGAATTATTATCAAATTTTATATCGTCCAGGCGTTGCTGTTCAGACAAGAGAACTTAATGCTATGCAATCGATCTTACAAGATCAGATTAGCAAATTTGGTAGAAATTTAATTAAAGATGGATCAGTAACTGAAGGTTGCGCATTTACATTCGATAACAATTATAAGTTCGTAAAAATTAATGATAATTATGCAAACGGTACAGCATTTACCATTAGCAATTTTATCGGTAATATTATCTATAACACAAACGGTCTAACAGCCAGTATTGTTAATGCAGTTCAAGGTTTTCAATCACAAGATCCATATCTTAACACTCTTTACGTTAAGTATATTAATACTGCAGTTTATTCGAACGGTTCACCACAATCAACATTTGATACAAACGATACTCTTGTAATCGCAACTACAGCTAATGTTGCTGTTGGTAATGTTACAGTTGCTACTTCGGCTAATGGTGTTACTGGAGTAGGTTACGCATTTACAACGACAAGTGGTACTATTTTTAAAGATGGTTACTTCATTAACGTATTGCCACAAACTATTGTTATTAGTGCATTTAATAATGCTCCTGATAATATTTCAGTTGGTTTTGAAGCAGTCGAGAATATTATTACACCACAAGCAAATTCTGCTCTTTATGATAATGCTTCAGGCTCGCCAAATTATCTTGCTCCAGGAGCACACAGACTTCAGCTTATTCCAACACTTGTTACTCGTCAAACAAATGCTATTTCGAATACTATTTCGTTTTTCTCACTTTGTGATTTCGTCGCAGGTTATCCAGTTTCAATTAAAAATAATACCCAATATGCTGTTATTGAAGATGAAATGGCTCGTCGTACATATGAAACAAATGGTAATTTTATCGTATCGCCTTTCATCCTTTCGACCACTCCAAGAACCGAAACTAATACTACGAGTAACAGCACATATTCGAATACAACTTACCTTAACTTAGTTTCGTCGGCTGGCGAAGGATTCGTTAAAGGATATGATGTAAATTTTCTTAATAATAATGTTATTCCATTAAGAAAAGCAACTGACCTTGCGCCATCAACCAGCGCTGTTGTTACAACAAATTATGGTTATTATGTTACAGTTCAAGAATATGTAGGCGACTTTCAAACAAATACATTACAACAAGTTGAACTCCATAGTGTGGCAAAACGTGCTATTTCTTCTGGATCATTTCTTGGTGTTGGTTATTCTGCGACAACAAAAATTGGAACTGCTTATATTAGAGGCGTAGAAATTAATTCTGGTACTGCTGGTACTCCATCAGGGCAATATTTAATTTACCTTTTTAATGTTCAAATGAATCCAGGACAAAATTTTAGCAGTGTAAAAAGTATTATTAATTATAATTCTGGTTCACTTAATGGTGTTGCTGATATTTTATTGTTGTCAATTAATGGAAATACAGCAGTTATTGAACAATCAAATTATAACTCAATGATTTTTCCATTCGGTCAAAAAGCTCTATCGACGAGTGGATTTAATAATCAACAATATGTTTATCGCCGTGCTAATACATCTTCATTTAGCACTTCTGGTATTATGACTATTTCTGTCGGAACTCCAAAAGGCTCGGCGACTGAAATATTTCAAGTTGAAGGAACCGAAACAGGAATTTCAACATCTACGTTTATTATTATTCCAACTACTAATGGAACTACTGCAAACAAAAATGGCAACGTATCTATAACATCTGGTCAATCAAATGTTGTTGCAGTCGGATCAACTGCATTTTTAACTGATTATTCGGTCGGTGACTTTATTAGTATTAACGGTCAAATTAAACAAATTAATGTCATTTCAAATAATACTTTAATGACAATTTCTAATACTTTTTCCATAACAAACACAAATAGTAACCATTTTAAAATATTTCCAGCTGGTGTGCCTTTAGATTTTACTAAAATGGTTGGAGCAAATACAAGATCTATTGTTTCGACAGCCACTACTGCAACATTTACTCTTGGCGAAACTTTGACTGGAACTATGGGTGCGAATGTTTATTATGATATTCTTAGAGAAGCTACTGTTCCTGTTAAAAAAGTTTTAAACTCTCGTGTTTATGTTGCGATTAATTGTGCGAGTCATTCGGCTGGTTCGTCGGGACCATGGTCTTTAGGTCTTGCTGACGTTTATAGCATTAACGGTATCTATGTTAATAGCGGTACATTTAGTAATACTGTTTCTAATAGTATCGGATTATTTAATTTTGATAATGGCCAAAGAGATAACTATTATGGTCTTGCGCAGATATCTGCACTTGGAAATAGTTTAACTTCAAATTCTAGAATTCTTGTTGATCTTAACGTATTTACGTATAATCAATCTCAAGGTGTTGGATTCTTTAATGCTAATTCTTACCCTATTGATGACGTTAATATTTCAAATACGTCGGCTATTCAAACTCAATATATTCCAAGATATAAATCAACTTCTGGAACAATATACGATTTAAGAGATAGTATTGATTTTCGTCCATGGGCGAATAATACTGCAAATACATTAGCTAATTCAACAAACTGGTCAACAGTAGCAACAGTAAATCCTTCTGCTGTATTAACATATTATATCGATACTTCTTATGGTTCATTTGTTCCAACGCCAGATACTAATTACCAAGCAAATATACAATCATATTATGCACGTAATGATCTTGCTGTTATTACTACAGATGGTAAATTTAAAGTAGTTGAAGGTAAACCTTCAGTTATTCCAAATCCTCCACAAGAACCTAATTCTACTATGACTCTTGGTATCGTTTATATTCCACCATATCCTTCATTATCTACACCAGAAGCAAAAGCCTCTAATAGATATGATTATTCTATTACTACTCAAATAACTCAGCAAAAGCGTTATACTATGAAAGATATTGGAGGGCTTGCGAATCAAATCAACAATCTTCAATATTATACTTCATTATCATTACTTGAACAATCAGCAACTAATCTTCTTGTTCG